AATCTAATGTTAGTGGTTTGCGAACTATATATGACTTAGCTTTTTGCTTGCCAGCCCTGCGCTCACTAGATATTTGTGTCTGTCCATGTGCCGAACTGAAACCTTCAAACGCGGCCATGAACCGTTCTTGGTCGTTCATGAGTTGCCCCTTTAAGTTTTAAGCGCCTGACAAAGCTGTTAACTCTGTCAGGCTTTGATGTGTTCCCTAAACCCATCACTTACTTAAAAAGGTACGTCATCTACCAACTCTGATTTATCTTGTTCTTTCATCTCTTCTTGTGTACCAGCCTGAGTTTTAATCTCACCCTTCTGGAACTTAGTGAAAAGACCCTTAGCCTCCGCCATAGCCTCCGGGCTAACGGCGCTGGCATCTAAGTTAGAAACGTCATAGTTGAACCACGATCCTTTGTCGTTGGTTTCTTGTACCGTCTTTAACTGCCATACAGTAGCCCACATGGGTGGAGTAAACAGACCCTTTGTGGGGTGCATTATTTTCAGACCAGTACGCCTTGTGTTCCATTGCTTCGCAACTTTGGTCTGTGTCTTTTTCATGTCACAAATCATCTGTTGAAAACTACCGTTTGGAGTCATACCCAATACAAGGAACTGAAAAGATACAATGAGCTCATTACCTGAAGCCATCATCTCACTCGCGCCAACACGTTCAGTATTTCTAACCTCCGGTGCATTTGGTGAATGCTCACCAACATATCCGCCGCCATTCTCACGAATCTGAAACTCCAGATATTTTTTCTGAAAGGCACAAGGTATAATGGTCACTCCAGTATCAGCGTCCCACACGTCCCCGGTAACTGTGTTAAACAAATCCCCAGCGGACGCACCTTTAAGATACTTGGGATCAGTCTTCAAAAGTTGTGGTGATAGCGGTTGTAGGATACGTAAAAACGGAATCTGCATATCATCCGCAGTTAAGTTTTCTGTGCCCGCCCCTGCGTTGTCATACATGTCATCCATGATGTTAACAGGTAGAGTATTCTTGGCCTCCGCCACTTGTGTATTTGTCATTTTATTCTAGCTCCTCGAAATCTTAGCTTCTGTTCCAACGAAGACACCGAACGTGTCAAAGTCTATTTCTTTACCCGCCTCAATACGTCCCTTGACCCATGCTTTGAGTGTTTGTGGATGTATGTGAGTTTTCTGTGCAGGATCCAATCCCTGGTCTCGCAAGTCTTCGACAACTGACCCTGCCACATTGTCTTGTCCCGCGTTGAAAGAGACAGTGACATCGTGTTTAATTATGTCCCCCTCCCCAATAGATCGTATCCAAGAATAAGCCTGATCTTTCATGTCATCAGGGATACGTGCATGCACAAACTGTCTCAAGGCAACCTTGTTACCTTCGACAGAAATGCTTTCCATACCCATCAACAACATAAGCTGTGGGATGTCCTTCTCAGACACTACTCTTTTTTGGATTTTTAAATCTTTGAGGTACTGCTCGGCCTCTTTTATTTTATTATCTATATCTAAGGACTTTTTTATTAGATCCGATAACTGCGAACCTTTTTCCTTATCAACATTGTCAAACTTGTTAGCTTCGACATCTTCATCCATCAGCGTAAAAATATCGCTCATCGTTCTTCTCCTATCGTTTACAAAGTTAATGCCCTTCGGCAGTGGTTGAGGCTTTTATCATAGTAAAACGGTGTAAGTAAAGCCCCCATCAATACACCGCTGTAAAAGTTATTTACGCTCGGAAGCAATTTCTTTATCAACCAAGTAAGCTAACTGCTTACTAACGCTTCTATGGTTTTTTTCTGCCATTTGTTTTAGGGTTGTATAAACACTAATCGCAACAGCAACTGACTTCCATTTACTCGTGTCCATTTTATTCTCCTTTTTAAAACCTGTATAGAACATATCCGATATTGTTGCAGAGGGTCAATAGCCAAATGAGACCAGATCATAGAATTAGAGATGGTAAAAGATCTGAATTAATAGCTGCCGACTGGCTTTTGTCTCAGGGTTGCTATGTGTACCAGCCTTTTCTTGAACAAGGACCCATCGACTTGATTGCACTCTCTCCGACCGGAGAACTTCTGTGTTTCGATGTTAAAACTGTTGGCCGTAGAAAAAATGGCTCAATCATTTCTCGTCTCCTTAAACCCGCACAACTAAAACTTGGTGTTAGACTTTTGTATGTAGACCTAGAGTCAGGACGTTGCGCCTTGTTCCCTCATCAGATCGACACACCACAAACAAACTGCCAAAAAAGCGGTAACAAAATAGCTGTCCAGAACGCATCTAATAGGCATTTCGGCGGGGGGTCAGTTCCAACCATTGACGAGCTTGTTCGCCAAGAGTCTTTGCCGAAAGATCAATCTTCGAGCGAAGAGACCTGACAATATGTTCGTCAACAGACCCCTTTGTAACCAGATCAACATAGATTACTGACTCATCTTGCCCAATGCGATGACACCGATCCTCGGATTGGACTCTGGTCTCCAAGTTAAAATCATTAGCGTAATAGATCACATTGGTCGCGGCTGTTAACGTCAGTCCATAACCTGCGGTTTGCGGGTTAGCTACAAAGAATCTTACATCTTCAAACTGAAATTTTCTTACAGCACTCTGTCGGTCTTCATCGCTGGTATCACCAAAGTAAGAGACAACTGAATCTTTTCCGTACACCTTCGTTAGCTCTTGAACTATCCGTCTTATGTCATATCGAAACCTAGACCATATAATAACTTTGCCAGTCATCTCATCAATGGTTTCCATCAAGGCATTTATTCTGGTGGTAGGGAACTCCACAAGATCTCCGTCGTCGGTCATTAAATGCCCACACAGTACCTGTTGAAGCCGTAGTAGCTGGGTCATAACTGACGGTGCAGAAACAAGCTCACCTTCATCCAGCAGGGCGATAGCATTATTTTTTATAGACATGTAATGCTTGCTTTGTTCCTCGTTTAAGTAAACGTCTCGCGTCGTATATACTTTGTTTGGCAAATCCAAAGCTTCCTCTTTTGTCACCCTGAACGAAAATCTTTCCAGTCTTTCGGATAACTCTTCTAGGTTTCTGTAACCTACGATTTGTTGAAAACTATGTCCGCCCATGCGCTGTGTTCTTGTTATCGCATACCTACCCTGGAACGAGTAGAAGGAAGAAAAACCCAAACAGGAATTGTCCAAGAAACCACACTGTGAATACAGATCCATAGGTGACTTTGTCACTGGCGATCCTGTAAGAATACGTCTGTACAGGGCACTCGCACCTGCTTTTATCAGTGCCTTAGTTCTTTTTGCCTTGGGGTTTTTTATCGTAGTTGACTCGTCAATTGCGAATAGCACCTTAGAGTCTTTCATAAATAGATCGACATACTTCGACAGCTTTCCTGTGGCAAAGCCCTCCACGTTAGCCAGTAATATACGAAGACCGCCCCGATGTTTAACTGCGTTCGACAGTTCCTCTTGTTGCTTTTTGTTAGGGTTAGATTTCCAAACAAAAACCTCATGCTCTATGTCATCGGGAAAGTGTGCGGGAATCTCGCTAATCTGCCAGTTACGATACACCCCCTTCGGAGCCACGATAACCGCGGTGTCGATCTTGCCCTGCTCATACAACCAGACCATATTGTCGAGAAGAACTTTAGATTTTCCACAGCCCATCTCCATAAAATAGCCATAATGTTTTTTGTCATAGCTGCGAATTAGTGCCTCATGCTGGTGAGCATACGGTTCAGTCTTATAATTAAATTTCATTGTCCCCTCCTACAATAAATCTATTCTTTCGGTTCTTCCTCTTCAAGGCCGTAGCCCAGAGCCGCTAGCTTTGCTGTCTCAAGATAAAAAACTATGTCAGGTACGCTTTCACATGTGGTCATCATTTTTATTGATCCGTCCTTGGCTTCACCCAAGATCAATATTTCAGACATTAATTCCCCAGCTATCTCGCACAAAACAGGAACTGAGTGAGGAATAAACTTAATACTTTTGTCCTTTAAATATACCACGTTATCTGACACGTTCTTCTAGCTCCGCATTCTTTTGGTTTCTCATATCAACGTATGTCAAAAGGCGCTTTCTAGTTTCCTCCGCCTGTTTGTACAAGCCTACACTTAATAGCTCTGTAAGCTCTTCGTCAAGAACCCTGATGATTCTTGTTAGCCCCTGAGTATCCTTTTCCATGAATCCTCCACTCTTTTAATATCGTTTAGATCATACTTATCTGGATGATCCATCATGTAATCAATTTTTTCAATAATAAGTTTTTCAATCTCGGCTACTGCAAAAGACCAATCCATGTCTGGGTTCTTGTTATTGATCTGAAGAGAACAAACATCACATACGAACCACTTGTTTTCTTCATTTATCATTGAAAAACAACGAGGGCATCTGCCTTCGTTAATCATTTTATTCCATGTTCCGTCACCTTCAATTATCACAATACCCTCCCTGACAACAATCATCTATAACATGATGGCAAGATGTGCATTGCGTATGCCCATGCACCTCCACGCGTCCTATACTGCCGCACCACGGACACCCGTCCTCGAAGTTCATTTCTAAACTTAACTCTGTCCGGGCTAGCCTCAATTCTATTTCATTGTTTGTCTTATACCGTTTATCAGGTACGACGTGATGCTGGCGAATGCTTCGCCAATCTGGAATCCTTTGTTTCATTTCTCAATCCTCATACACACTAGACCTTCGTTGATAGGCATTTTCTCACCCCAAAATATCTCAGTGGTAGCGACGTGACACTGGGCGACGGTTTCGTAGCCGCCCAGTGTCTTTGTTTCAAAGTCCCCGCCGCTGAAAGCAACCAAGACTAGCACCCACTTCATTAGTCGTCATCCAACGGAAACCGATTCTTCAAGGCGAAGTAAGCTGTTTCCATCTTACTGACATCGGACATCCACACATCACCGATTTCATGACAGCACTGAACGACACTTTGAAGCACGTCACGAGCCTCTTTGATTGCCTCGCGTTGCTCGTCATCCAAATGCATAGCTGACACACGCAGTTGCTCATCTCTGTCGTCGCGGATCTTTTGATAATGCTCCGCACGTTCTACGTCAGTCATATTCTCAACCATTTTAGTTCTACCCATAATATCCTCCTTAGTTTCTGTTCATAAATTTAGTTAGACTGAAACCCTTACCTGTGGGTCTCTTTTGTTGGAAGTTTTTACGCGGCTTTTCCGCATCTTCTTCCAATTCTGGTGCGTCTGTATACGCAACAAAAATCTTGTTTAATGGTTTCCCAAAACCTTCATCAACCTCGGGGTAAATCGATATCGAAACACCCAGCTTTTCACGACGAAATTTTACGCAAAGATTTTTAACATCGATCCACGTTTCTTGACCACGCAACCTGTAGTTGGTGTTTCGCAGCAAAACATCCTCGGTGTATCTTTGTACGCTACTCATGCTCACCTCCTTTGCCCCTTCCGAGACCACCAAAATACTGTGGCTTGCGTTTGGCTGTTGCAAATACACCCGCCGTAATAAACACACCTGCTATCAACAGGGCGTGTGCTATTACACTGATACCAAACACAGTGACAGAACCGACAGACATTCCAAAAATTATGCACCACATCCATGCCAGTATTTGCATGACTAGATGCCGAGTATTGTTATCCGGAATGTAGGACAATGGGTTACGCTTACTGTCCATGATTAGTTTATATAATTTGATCATCTTCTTTGTCCTCTATCAAATCCGCATATTTCCTACGAGCCTCGTGATAGACTTCGATCAGGCTTTCACCATGCTTGTCCGTCCATTCTTCAGCAGTCATGTCGATGGCATCTTCTTCCATGTCCATGACCCACGCTTTTACTTTTCCCATAGCCGCATTACCTCCATAATTTTTTCCATAGGCTCACTCACAAACCACCCTGCCCGATTAGTCACATCAATTATGTGCGTGACCTTACGATGCTTGTCACCGCGTGAAAGGGTGCGCTCATACATTGAGAAGCTAGAACCAATCAGATAAAGAACCTCATCATGATCAGGATTTAGCGTAGTCTCATCCACTTTTGTTAGTGTTATTAAAGCCATTTATTTTACTCCTCGTAAACCTTAAATCCTGCATCACGGCGAGCACCCTCGCCCTCCTCAAGATTCTCAAACCGGACATAAACCTGCCCTTCTTCCTCATCACCGACATAAACCTCCAAGAAATCTACGTCAGATTCTTTGACCAAATCCCAAAGACGGTCAAACAGCACTTGCCTATTCATTTTCATGATGGCACCTCTGAAATATTCAGTGTATCCTGTTCATACTTCTCAGGATCGCCTGTGTGCAGAACTGTGAACTCATCGTTCGCAACCTCAATGGCATCAGCCTTGTTGGTGGCAAACACACGAACTGTCTTGGTGACAGTCGCCCTGATCTCAACCTCGTACTCGTTCATGACTCGCTCCCTCATAAACTGCCTTCCGGCCTTTAACGTATTCATGCAACAGCATAACCATCTCCTCCGGTTCTTCGTCTGGTCGCATACCACTGTGGATTTGATTGCACACCAAGTCTGCAAAGGATTCATCAATTTCTTTTTGTGCCTCTGCCTTAGTCGCAAAGATTTCTGGCATGCCCCCGTCTGACTCCCCCCATGCCTGCCATCCTTCGCACAGGGTGTCTACAACAATAACATAAGACATCACTTCTCCTCCTCTACATAAACGGTGCTGTATTGCTGACCACCATATGTCCAACCGCCATCGTTTTCGACATCTATGTCAATGCCGATTAGATGTTCGGTCTGTTGTCTTGCCGCTTCTCGTGCGAGGGTGTTAGCCTCCTCTTCATCAACAGCCCAGCAGGTAAAGTTACGATCATACCAAACCTCAATGTCAATTTTGACATTATATGGTTTTTTGTTGTCCTTACACTTTTCCATCTTGGTTCTCCCTAAATTTACAACGTGTTTCGTAGTAAGCCATCAGCATGGCGGCTAGTTCTGGAAAAAATTCCCAGTCAACAGGTCTGCCGCCTAACTGGTTTTCAATTTCGTTATCCATTGCAACCAGCATGGCGTTGACTTGTTTAGGTGGTAGGTTAAGCGTTATCTCTTTACTCATAACTATATTCCCTTCTCTTCTGGTTCTGGGTACAAATATTGAGCGGTGTAGTGTATCACTTCCCAATTAATACCTATGCAAGCGTCATGACGATGCTCTATGACACTGAGTATGTTCTCTGATTCGTCAACAGTTAGCCATTCGCATTCAGTTCTTACATCTTCGGCTGACCATATGATTGCAATTTCATCATCTTGTAGCTCAATTGTTCTAGGCATCAATTTATTCCCTTCCGTCTGGTTGACAGCAAAGACTTTGAAACAACAGCCTCAATTGGCAGTTTAATAGTCTTCATCTGCTCATGCATCCAAGCACGATTGTTAATACGAATGTGCATTATCCGACGTGCTAATAATGGTTTTCTGTACCCTAAATTAAACTTCCCCATAACTAATCCATCCTTGTAAGAAAATAACCGTCTTCCGTAGGCAACGCAGTAATCGCGTACCGATAAAAATATGCCCAACCATCCTTGGTGTGAATCTTACCAATCCAAGGCAAATCCTCGTCTTCCTCGTAAGCACTCTTATAATTACCGTTATCTAATACCTCGCCATCAAACTTAATTAATGACCCAAAGCCATAACAATATTCCATGTGCTCGACGAGGGACTCAGTAACACCCTCAACCGCGTTGATCGAATACTCAGCAACCCACATAGGTAATAGGCCAAGTGAGTCTTCAACCTGATCCCTTGGTAAATCTCCGTAAACCTCGTCGTTTATAACTAGTAAAGAATTCATGTTTATATCCCCTTTGTCATTGATCCTCGAACCGCGATCCTTTATCGTATGCATGCGGCATGAGATAAATAATAGACATATTATCCCATAACACAAGCATATAATGCACCTTCTATAGTGTTTCTCAGGGAAAAAAGTTTTTATTTTTTATTTTTTGAAAAAGGTGTAACAAGTGTAACAAGTGTAACAAACCCTTATGCAGTAACAATCGTAGCTGTTACACTTCTGTTACAGTGTGACACTTTAACGACGGACAAGGACGCTTTTTGGTATTTTGAAAAGTAAAAAGGCACAGAAAACACTATGGAAGAGATAAAAAACAAAGGCGGCAGACCTGCTGGATTGACCAACAGGCAGAGAGAGTTTGCAAAGCATTATGTTGATGGTCGATACTCGAATGCAGAGTGCGCTAGAAAAGCTGGCTATGCAGAAGGTAGCGCGGCACAACATGCGGCAAAGCTTTTGGATGGAAAAAGTTTTCCCGAAGTCCCAGAACTTATAAAAGAACTTCGTCAGGACAGAGAGCGTAAATACGGCGTGACTCTTATTAATCAACTTAAACGCTTTGATGAATTGTCGAGAGCCGCTGAAGAAGAAGGCCAGTTTTCTGCCGCGATTAATGCTGAAAAGATTCGCTCGTCCTTGGGTGGTTTGACTATCGACAGGCGAGAGGCAACACATGTCCATCAA